GCGGGCAATATCGGCGTCCAGTCCGGCACCGTGAACATCTGGGGCGTGCAGCTTGAACTCGGCCCCACGGCCACGCCGCTCGAAAAGCTCGATCCGGTTACGCAACTGCAACAGTGCCAGCGGTTCTTCCAGACCGGGTTCGCGGGCATGTCCAGCTACAGCACGCCGGGCGTCTCCATACAGCACATCCTGTTGTTTCCGGTCCGGATGCGCGCCGTGCCGGGCACGTTCACCACGTCCGGCGTTTCGCAATCAAACTGCACGGGCGCCTCAATTGGCGCCTGGGGCGATGCGAGTTCCTATGCCGTCTCGGCAACCGTCACGGCTACGGCAGCGGCTAACTTCAATTTCGGTTGGACAGCATCGGCGGATTTGTAGAAATGATCAGCACCCGCGCGCTGTATTACGTGATCGTGGCGCTGACGATCGCCGCCGTGTGGACCGCCGGGCTGCGGCTGTGACACCACCGCCTTTCGTGGTGTTCGCTACGCCTCGCAGCCGCACCGCCTGGCTGGCGCAGTTTCTCAGCTACGGACCATGGACCGCAGGCCATGACGAGCTGCGCCACTGCCGCTCGCTGGAGGACGTGACATCGTGGCTGGCCCAGCCATGCACCGGCAGCGTGGAAACGAGCGCAGCGCCGTTCTGGCGTTTGATCCCAAGCATTCTTCCCAACGCCAGGGTCGTCACCCTGCGGCGCCCGGTGCCCGACGTGGTGGACTCGCTGCGGCGCGGCGGACTGGCATTCGACGAGGCGCCGATGACGGCGGCACTCCATGCCATCGAGCGCAAGTTGAACCAGATCGAGCGGCGCCTGCCGGACGTGCTGGCGGTGACATACGACGACCTGGCGACCGAGGCGGGATGCGCCCGCGTATTCGAGCACTGCCTCGGCCTGCCGCACGACCCCGCCTGGTGGGCGGCCTGCGACCCGGTCAACATCCAGATCAACCTGCCGGCGCTGATGCGCTACTACACCGCCCATCGGCCGCAGCTCGACAAGCTGACCAAGACGGCAAAGCATCGCATCGTGGCCGGGATGACGCGGCACGCCGCCGAGCCGCCCGATGGGATGACCTTCCAGTGCGAACCGTTCCGGCAGTTCTACCGCGACGCGAAGCACCTGTTTGCCGAACACCTCGCCCAGACCGGGCAATCGCCGGACGACCACGCGCGCAAGAACCTCGCCCTGCTGGAACACCTCGATGATGCCGGGCTGCTCCAGACCATGACCGCACGCAGCAACGGGAAGATGTTCGGCTACTTGCAGAGCGTGATCGGCCCGACGCTCGACGCCCCCGGTGTGGCGCAGGCGTGGCATACGATCTTCTTCGCCTCGCCGGTCATCGGCGGGCTGGGCATGAAGCTGCAACGCGCGGCACTGGCGGCCTTGCGCGAGCGCGGCGTGGACGAGGTGATCATGCGCGCCGGGCATCGCGGATCGGGGCCACGGCTGGGCACGTTCTATCGCCGGCTCGGCGCCGAGGAATTTGGACAGTTATATCGAATGGAGTTGGGATAATGGGACTCGGGGTAGCGGGATCTGTGGCGCTCGGATCGGCCGTTATCGGTGCCGGCGCCTCGATCTATGGCAGCCAACAGGCGGCGGGCGCGGCGAGCGATGCCGCCAATCTGCAAAACCAGAGGTATGGGCAGACACGTTCCGACCTCTCCCCATACTTCCAGCCCGGCTACAACGCGCTGAACGATGCAGCGGCACTGTCCCGGCAGGGGCCAACCGGCGGCGGGCCGGATTATCTCGGGCAGGCATACAGCAACCTGCCGTTGCAGATGACCCAGGCACAACTGGAGCAGACGCCGGGATACCAGTTCGATCTGAGCCAGGGGCAAAAGGCGGTGCAAAGCGCGGCGGCGGCGCGCGGCCTCGGCGTCAGCGGCGCATCGCTCAAAGGTGCGGCCAACTTTGCAACTGGGCTGGCGAACAAGACGTATATGGATCAATTCAAACTCGCGCAAGACCGGTTCAACGACTACATCAATTTGAACACCGGGCAGCAGGGCAATCTCACCAACCAGTTCAACCGCCTCAACAGCATTGCCACGCTAGGCGCCAATGCTGGGGCGCAGGTGGGCACGCAGGGCACGGCACTGGCCAATCAGGCGGCCCAATACATCAACGCGGCGGGGGTCAACACCGCAACGGGAATGAACAACGCGACCAACGCGCTGACCTCCGGGGCGAATAACTACCTAGCCTATAATCAATACGATCAACAGACCAAGGGCTACGACAAAGAAGGCGGTGCCGTGTCTAGCGGCGTCCAAAAAGGGTTCTGACCATGTCAGGCAGCAACGCATTGAACTTCGGCGTGCCCACGATCGCCAGCAGCGGGCCACCCCAAGTCGTCAATCCGCTCGCGGCAATCACCGCCGGCAACCAAGCCGCGGCGAGCCTTTACGACCTGCGGCAGAAGCAGGCACAGCAGCAAATCGGCAGCATCTTGCAGCAGGCCACCGGCCCCGATGGCGTGGTGGATCATCAGCGCGCGCAGGCACTGGCGGCACAGGCCGGGCCGGGCGTGCAGATGGGTATGCAGTCGTTCCTGACGAACAATTCCGCACTGCGGGGAGCGCAGACAAAACAGGCGGGCGAGTTGCACGGGTTGGTCGGGAGCATGGGCGCATCGCTCATGAATGACCCGTCAGATGAGAACTTGGCCAAGATTCGCGCGGCCGCTGTGGCCTCTGGACTGCCGCCCAGTGCGCTAGCGGAGATTGATAGAATAGGGGCGCTGGACCCGAAATTGCGCGGCGCTGAAGCCTACAAGCACGTTGTGGCCAATATCGACGCGCTCGGACAGTTGGCGCGCGGCGGCTATGCGACACCAAAGCTGGAAGACTTCGGCAATGTAAAGGCCCCGGTAACGACAACGCCGCCGACCCCTTGGACACAGGGCGGGGTAAGTGTGGGCCGTGACGCCACTACGGTCGGGCCGCCACCGGGCACGCTGAGAACGGGCAGCGTGCCATATGACGCGCAAGGGACAATCCCGATGGATGCGAACGGGGTGCCGGAGCGGACGCCGCTCGGATGGCGGCCGGCCGATCAGCCGGTCACAAATGTCCCCGGCGTTCCATCGGGTGGCCTGCCAGTCGGTGGCGGTGGGGCACCAGGCGGGGGCGGACCAAGCCAGACGTTGCCGGTCAATCCGACCGTGCAGCCGAACACCCAGCCGGGCCGCAATGCGCCTGCGCCAGGCTCGCCGCTACGTCCTGCAGTTGTCCCAGCCGCGCCCGCAGCCCCCGCCGTGGTTCCACCCGCGCCAAGTGTCGCCCCGAACGCCCCGGCGCCGTTCTTCACCGGCCCGCCGCAGGAGCAACCCGCACAGCTCAAGGCCAATGTCGAGGCGTATACCCAGGACAAGGCGATGATTCCAAACGTGAGAACGCGGGCGGAAAACGCGGGCCACGCCTACGACGCCTTGCAGGTGCTCAAGCTGAACACCGGCAGGGGCGCGGAAGGAATAAGCAATGTCCGCAGCTTCCTGCGAACGGTGGGAATGCTACCGCCTGGGTCAGTAAAAGATACCGATGTCATGGACATCTTCAACAAATACACCGAGCGCGCCATGATCGAGGCCGCTGGCGGCGGCGGCACCGACCTTGCGCGCCAAATGGCGACCCAAGCCAGCCCAGGCAAAACGCTCGGCACGGGGGCAAACCTCGAAATACTCCGCAATGACATGGGCAAGACGCTGCAAACCATGGCCGCGCACAATTCGGCCGACCCGGCAAAGAACGGTGCCGAGTATCTCGATCACCGGAACAAGATCGCGCTGTCCACCGACCCGCGCGGCTTCGTCTGGAATATGTATACGAAGAAGGAACAGGATCAGATCCTCGCCAGCGTCAAGGATGACCCGGTAGCCGACTCGAAACTGCACCGGGCGATCGGTATGAGCACGGACCCCAAGCTAGGGCTATCAGTGCCCGTCTCGCGGCTTCCGGCATCGCAGAATCAAGCCTTCCTCCCACCGCCCACGCCCGCCCCGAACAGCTTCGCAATGGCGGCGCCACAGCCCAACGCGCTGATGATGGGAGGAGCCGGGGCGAATGCCTGATCCGCTCGCGCCGTTCGATCCCATATTCCAGGCCGCCGGGCAGGAATGGAACGTTGATCCGTTATTGCTGCGCGCCATCGCCATGCAGGAAAGCAGCGGCAACCCTCGCTTGGTCAGCAAAGCGGGCGCGCAAGGGCTGATGCAGATCATACCGTCCACGCAGAAGACGCTGGGGGTGGCCGACCCATTCGATCCGGTCGAGAGCATATGGGGCGCCGCGAAATACATGGACGAGGCACTGCGGCGCGAGAAAACCGCTGAGGACGCCTTGCGCTACTACCACGGCGGGCCGGGCTGGCGCGGAGCATACGGCGAGGAAAGCAAGGGCTACGTGCCCGCAGTCGGCAAATACTACAAGCAATACATCGACGCACAGCAGGCGGCGCCCACCCAGGTCGCAGCACGGGACAAAGAGTGATGGCAGCAGATGATGACGACCCGTATGTGAAGGCGGGCCGCGCGGTCACCTCGGGCAAGAAGCCAGAGGCGCCGGCTACTGACGATGACCCCTATGTGCAGGCTGGGCGTGCGGTCACCTCGGCGGCGGCCACGGCTGCCGATGTGCCATATACGGCGGCGCCTGCCTGGGGACCGGACTGGATACCACAGACCGTTCGCAGCATCGGTTCCGGCCTGGTGCAAGGCACCCGCGATGTCGGCCAGACGATAGCCGGATGGGAGCGGCAGGCTAACGAGGCAGTGCCCGCGCTGGCCGCGATCGACCGCTTTACCGGCACCGATCCGGGCCGCGCCGAGAACCTGCTGGCGGGACAAACCAAGGAGTTCGAGAAGGAGCAGGGCGACAGCACCGCAGCCTCGATTGGGCGGATCGGCGGCAATGTCGCCCTGACCACGGCGATGCTGCCCGTGGGGGCTGTTGGCCGGGGTGCGGCGTCGGCTGTGCGGACGGTCGTGCCATGGGCCGCAAATCTCGTCCGCGGGGTTACCGAGGGGGCAGTGGCAGGCGGTGGCACCAGCGCGCTCGTATCCGGTCCATCTGGCGAGAACCCCCTACAGGCCGCCAAGGAAGGCGCGCTGACCGGCGGCGTCATAGGCGGCGCTATGCCCTTGGTCCGCACCGGGATTTCCGCCCTGAGCGGCAGCACCGGCCGTGCGCTGCGGGGCATCGCAGACCGGCTCGGCATCGAGATTTCAACCGGCCAGGAAGTCGGCGGCATCGCAGGGCGGGTCGAGGACGCGAGCAAGATCATTCCCGGCAGTGGCGCCGCCGCTGCGGCCAGCAAGCAGAACGGCGAGATCGCCGGGGTGATCGCCCGCGAGGCCGGCATTCCCGGCCCGGTTCAGCAGCTCACCACGCCGATACTCAACGGCGCCGAGACCCGTATTGGCGGGGCGATCGAGAACGCTGCCAGCCGCATCGATGTGCCGGGTAGCGGGCCTGCCGGCAACGCGCTGCTCGATAAGCTCGGACAGATTGAAACCAATGCCGCAGTCTCGGGAACGGATGCACCGCAGGCGAAGGCAGCCAGCAAGCTGATCGACCGTATTGTCACGACGATGAGCAATCGCGGCGGCAGCATGCCGGGAGCAGACTTTCAGAAATTCATCTCGTCCAAAGAAGAGTTGCAAGCTGCAATCAACCATGGTGGCGAGGTCGGCAAGGTTGCGACAGCCATCAAGAACGCGCTGCTCGATGCCGCCGAGGCGAGCGGCAGCGCCGGGGTTAAGGATCTGCAAACTGCGCGCTATCAATGGAAGGTGGTTCAAACCGTCCGCGATGCGATCGATAAGACAACGGCTGGCTCTGAGGACGTGAGCCATGCCAAACTCGCGCAACTGATCCGGAATGAGTTCAACATGAAAGGCACTGGTCCCGGCAACAACATGCAGGATCTGGCGCGGCTACTGAGCGGCATCAAGCCGCTGGCAAGCTCCCAGACGGCGGAACGCAACCTCATGTATGGCGCGCTCGGCCTCAGCGGAACGGGCGGCGCATTCTATTTCATGCAACACCCGGACGAGTTAGAGAATTTCCTTTCTACAGCAGGCCCGGCAGCGGCTGCTACTGTGCTGGCGGGGCGGGCTTCCCGCCTGGGGCCGGGGCTTGGCTTGCGCGGTTCTCAGTTGTTCGATCCGGTCGTGCCGCGCGTGGCGGGGGCATTGAACCGGCCACCGGACAACGCGCTGGCAAAGCCTTAATAGCTCAACCAGCAGATCCAGGCGTAGAGCGCGGCGAACATTGCGCTGGAGATTATCAACCCGGCGCGCAGACCGAGCACGCATAGGATGAGTGCGACGCCGATGATGATGCCCATCACCGCGTTTCCTCGCCTGCGCTGGCATAGCCTCGGCGCCAGATGTAGGTCGGGATGCCGCTGATGAACCAGCCCAGGACGGCGATGATGATTGGCGCGCTCTGATCGGCGCCAGTCTGCCCCATCAAGATGCCCAGACCCGCGAACAGCAGGAACACCAGCACGCGAGCGATCGGGCCGCCAAGCAGCCATCTCACAAGCAGCGCGCCGGCAGCGGCGATGGCAATAAGGAATCCCATATCAGCGTCCCACCCCGAAGGCGGCGAGGATTTCCGGCAGCCGGGCGACGATGGCGGCGAGGATCGCACCTAGCGCGGTCAGCGGCACGATCCACCAGTCGCGATTGAATTTGCGCCGCTCGCTTTCGAGCTTGCGGGCCTCGGCGCGCAGCTTGGAGGCTTCTTCAAGATCGCGGTCGATCCGCGCCAGGATCGCGCGTAGGTCGATCGGGTCACGGGCGGGTATGTCGCTCATCGGCGCTTCTCGCGGGCCGGATGCTGGGGTAATCTGGATATAGCCATGTGGTCCTCCACCAAGGATTGCTGGTCAGGGCGCCGAGGCCGCACCAACGGCTTTAGGCGCCCGATTTGTGTCTAGCATGGTCACGCGGCGTTGACATCCCGCACCGGCGGTGGGGTGCGCTCGGCGGCGCGAACGCGGGACTCAAGCCACACGGCGATGTCGTCGGGGATCGGCGTGCGCTTCATCCAGCGGCGGATCTGGCGCTCGTCCCGCAGCGTGATCTGGGCCACGTAGCGGGCGCTCCAGCCCAGCGCGTCGAGGCATTCGCGCAGGCGCTCGGCGTTCATGTCGCGTCCTCGGTCAGATCAAGGCGGCGCTCGATGCGGTCCAGCCGGGCGTCGAGCCTGTCCATGCGGCCGTTCAGTTCCGCAACCCCGAGGCGGACATAGGCTATCTCGGCTTCCACGCCGGTCATGCGGACCTTGATATTGCCGAGGTCATCGCGGACCAGCCGCATCTCGGAGAGAATGCGAAGCTGCTGCTCGGCGATGAACTCCAGCGTGACGGGCCGCTCGCTCATGCGTGGAACACCCACTGGCCGGTGAGGCGCAGGCCGCCGTTGGCGAGGATGGCGATGAAGCCGAAAGCGGCGGCGGGAAGGTCGGCGGGGATCTTGATCTTGCGGGCCATGGATCAGGCCTCCGCTTCCGCCTGCGTGATCAGGCCCAGCTTGGCCCAGATCTGGATGGCGGCATCATAGGGGTCGTCCATCTCGCCGAATGCCGCGTCCATGTCGCGGTCATAGGCGGCGGCCTGCGCGTTGGTCAGGCATCGCTTGCCGTCCTGATCGACGTAGTTCCGGCCGCTGGTGTCGGGGTGGAAGCCGAGGCCGAAATGCTCGACCCAGTGGGCGAAGCGGGCAGTGGCGGTGGTGTTCGTCATCGGGGTGGTTCCTTATCTGGCCGGGCCAACCCCGTCCGTAGGGCAATAGGTAGCCCTATAATGCGGCTATGGCAAGCACTATTTTGGGGCTATGCGCATTATTCTCTCTCCGCTGCCAGGATCGCCCTGCCCAACATTTCCGGTATTTGAGGCACCAAGCTATTCCCGAGCGCCTTGAGCCTGCTCACCCGGTCAGGCACGCCACGCGCTACGCGGGGGATGCCGTCTTCCCAGTCGGCGCCCCAAGGTCCGTCCATCCCACTGGAAGTCCAAGCAGTTTCTCGACCCAATCCGGTGACAAGGCGCCCCCCACCGCATTCGGAAGCTGCTCGCCCTTCGTTCCCCCGCCACGTTCCGCGTAGCTCGTCGCGTTCGGATGCCGATAGTCCCGGCTGGCAGGCGTCGGCCAGATCGCCACGGCATGCCCCAGGTTGACCTGCTGGCCCTTCCCCAATCGGCGCAGGCTCGCATTCCGGCTCTGCCCCCCGTGGTGGCCCATGTGTGTGTCCGGCGTCGGCCATAGCCCATCCCGCACCGCCACATACAGCGAGCGCGTCGGGTCCGTCCCGCCCGCATCGTGCCCCTCGGCCCGCGGAGTAGGCCACATCTGCACCGCTCCAGGCAGCTTCAGAAAGATCGGCCTGCTGCCGTCGTCCCGTTTCGGGCCATAGCAATACATGCTGCCCAGCGCGTCGTTCGCTATCGGGGTAGGCCACGATCCAGACCCGTTCCCGGCGGTGCGGGGCGCCCATGTCGGCCGCCGAAATAATGTCCCACTCCGCGTTATACCCGAGCGCGGAAAGGTCTCCGAGAACTCGGCCCATGCCCCGTCCAAGCAGAGCTGCGACGTTCTCCACGATGACGTATCGGGGTCGTATCTCGCCAATGAGCCGGGCGAACTCGGACCATAGGCCGGATTGTTCCCCCTCGATGCCAGCGCCCTTCCCGGCAACGCTGATGTCGGTGCAGGGGAAACCGCCGCATATGACATCGGGAACAATTCCATCTGCTGCCAGCCGGGCGCCGGTAACGGTCCGAACATCGTCATACTGCGGCACTCCCGGCCAATGCTTCGCCAGCACGCGGCGACAGAAAGGATCTATTTCCACGAACGCGGCGGTGCGGAACCCGTTGGTGCGTTCCAGCCCCAGGTCGAAGGCTCCAATCCCGGAAAACAGCGAGAGGACGGAGAACGTCATGGGCTGTCCAATATCACTTGTCATCGGCAAACGGTCGTTTGCAAACGTGTCCAACGCCCGGAACCGGCTCGGAAAAAGTCAAGGGCGCGTAATTGCGCGCATTCAAAGAATTTCGCGGCGGATTTAATGCCCCATGCGATCAACGGGTTAGCCGGGCAATTACGCCGGGTTTTTGTCAAGTGCGGCGATATCGCGGAGATAGCAAGAGAATCGCTGCCCAGTTCTGTCGGGTTATGTCCGGTTCTGTCTTGCATTCGCGCTAGCCCGGCTACCGAGATTCTGCCGATCGTCCGGGTGGTGACGCGAACGGGGCGCGTTGCTTCAATCTCGACGGATAGGCCGGGCAATATCAGCGCGGTGCGCGGTCCCTCAATAACCATCAGAAACCCTCAATATCCATCAGATGGACATTGATGGCTTGCATCGGCGCGGGCGCGCATGCCAAGGCGCCATGTATGGCAAACGACGAGGCAAACGGCCGGGCGCCCTGGACCATCAAGGGCATGGACGTGGAAACCCGGAAACTGGTGGTTAACTGCGCCGCACAGCGTGGCCAGTCGGTCGCGACGTGGCTGGAAACCGCAGTAAGAAACCAGGCAAACCTTGAGGCTGGCGACCGCATCGAGATGCCGGGGCAACCAGGGCAAACCGCGCCGCAAAATGGGCAAACCGGCTTCGGCCTGGACGAGCTGGAGCAGTTTGCGCGGGTGTGCAGCCTCCTCGCTGAGAGCGCGGGCAAGCCGGTGCCCAGGACGGTGACGCGGCTGATGTGGGCGCGGGTGCGCGAGCGGCTGGGGTCACACCCCACAGACGGCCTCGGTGCAGGGGATGCTGTCCTCAAGATCAAACGGCAGCACCCCCTGGTCGCGGGTGACGCGGGCTAGCGTGGCGTAGTCTTCCCGGTCGGCGCGGAAGTTGGACATTTCGGGAATGAAGGTTCTCCCCGTCGCGGTGGCTTCCATCTTGGCCCACCACTTCATCCGCTCGGGATGATCGCGGTGCATGCGGCTGATGGCGCCCCTGTTTTTGAGGAAGCAGCCGTCGCAATTACCTTCCCAGCGCCCGGCCAGCCGCAGATCGAAGGGCTGTGCGCGCCAGAATTGCAAAACGTGGTATTCCTCGATTCCTGCCGTAGCGAGTGGGCAAGCCACGTCCCATCGGTCTTTAGCGCGACGCACAGGATCCGTGGCTTTCGCCACCCGGCTTGGCTCATCGGCGCGCAGGCCGACCACGCTGGTCCAGCGGTTCCAGCCGTAGATTTCGCGGATGTATCGCTTGGCGGTGCGGATCTTTAGCTCGATCGTGCAATAGCGAGCAACCGGATTGGGTAGCATTGTTTTGGACGCCAACAACGCCTCGAACGGTTCGCCCGCCCGGCTGGCGCTGTTGTGGTTCACCACGGCGTAGCTCGGACCATCCGGCGTCTGGCGATACTCCAACCAGCGGATGGGCACGTCCCACGCCGCGCCGCAGTCCCGCACGAAGTCGAGCGTGCCATCCATCTCGCGTCCCGTATTCTGGAACAGGACCACCACGTCATCCGGCAGCGTGCCGCCATGGGCATCGAGAACCCGCCGCAACAGGTATCCAGATGTCCTGCCACCCGAGAACGACACGACCGCCGGGCCGGTGATGCGGAAGGGATCGGTCAATCGAAATCCCCTGTCCATGTCCGCCAGATGGCGACGAGGCCGACCACCAGCACGGCCAGCATCAGCAGCAGAAACACGGCGCTCACGGCAGCCGACCGCGAGGGGCGGCGGCGACCAGCCGCAGCTTGAAGACGGGGCGCGGCGGCGGGTTCGCCAGCCGCTCGGCCTGCGCGTAGTCGGCGATGATGTCGTCCATCGTCAGTTCCATGCGGCCGACGCGCGAAGCGATATGGAGCAGCCGGTTGGCGATATCGGGCCGGTCACGCGCGCAGTCATTCGCGCACTGGCGGATCTCCAGGGCGAGGCTCACTGCTGGTCGCCGTTGTCTGCCGGGGGCAATGCCTCGGCCAGCATGGCGCAGACTTCGGCTGCGGCGGCGGGATCGAACTCCCCGACTGCGGTGATCGGCCCCTGGTTCATCGCAGCGGCGTCGGCCAGCTTGTCCAACGCGTCGGTGCGCTTGCAGGCTTCGACCGTCCGGCGCCAGTTCTCCATCCACTCGCTGCCGGTGGTGAAGATCCGCCCGCCCTTCTTGGTGGCGAAGGGGTATTGCGGCGCGTCGTCGTCCACGGGTGTGGGCGTGTCGTAGGTTGGCGCCAGCTTGGCCATGCGCTCGTCGTGTGGCTCGGTGGTAGCATGCAGCATCGGCTTGACGCGTGGCGGCTCGGCCTTGACCTCGATCGTCGGGCCGGCGTGAACCGCCTCCCGCTTCGGCGGCATGTCGTCGGCCTCCTCAGGCACGTAGAGCCCAGATGTGGCGAGCGGCCAGACGGTGCGCACGCCCTCCGAAACAACGCGGCTGCGGAGCATCTGGCGGGGAAATTTCTTCCAGTTATCGCGGGCGCCAAGCCCTGCCACGGCGGCGCGCTCCATGTCCCATGATATGCGGGCCGATCCTCCCTGCGGATGGCTGAAGGTCGCATCCACCGACCGATCGGTGATTGCGTGCCATTCGCATTTGCCACCGGCCAGCAGAAAGTCCCGCATCATCGCCTCGGCCTTCTTTGCGGGCCTGCCGCTGATCACGTCATAATCGCGGGCGGCGAGCGCCGGGTGCCTGCCCTCGGCCTGCGAAATTGCCATGAGCACCAACGCCTGCTCCGGGGTTTTCATCCCGAACAGACCGCTCTTAGCGATGGCCACGGCGAGGCGTTCCATCTCGGCGAATGTGCCGCCGATCGCGCTGATAGGTGCAATGGCGTTCATGTTCATACCCTTCTGACAACGATGATTGGGGCCGAGTTGTTGAAACTCGTGCCGGGAACCTCGGCGCCTTCCTTGAGCGCGGCGGCGATCGCGGACAGGTTGGGTTCGCTCTTGGTGCGGATGTAGCGTTCGGGCAGCAGCGCCATATCGCGCACCACCACGCGGGGTCGGCCGGGGACTATGCTGACGGTGAAATCCGGCGCCAGCAGTTGCTTCAGCGCCAGCGTCTCCATCGCATCGCGGACGGCCGATCGGCATGCGTCGCTGCGGGCCTCGAAACGCGCTCTGCGCTGTTCCAGCACCTTGGCGTGGCGGTCGAGCGCGTCGGCGAACAGCTCGGCCTCGACGCCGTGGCGTATGACGGCGCGGAGCTGGTCGAGGATGTCTGTGGAGCCGTCTATCTGGTCCGTGAACAGTTGTTCGTCGGTTTCCATATCCGGGTGCAGCGCCAGGAGCTGCTCGCGCAGGCGGGCGAGCCAGTCGAGGTCCATGGGGGCGTTCATGACCCGCGCTCCTCGATGGTTTCGAGGAGGTCGGCGATGGCTGCCGCCTCGGTGGGGCCGTAGCCGATCGGGCTGCCGGGTCCGTCGTAGGTTTCGTCATCCACGGCGCTCCAGTCCCAGCGACGGTCGGGGATCGGCGGATAGACGTGCTCGGTGACGATCCTCATGATTGTGCCTCGATCCGCATGTCGGCCATCAGGACGTCGCGGGCGTATTGGATGCGAACTTCTGCCTTGATTGCCGCCACGCCTTCCGGGGTTAGCGGTGACAGCTTGGCGGTGAGGACGGCGATTTGGGCGGCGGCGGCGTTGAGGTTGTCGAGGATCGTTAGGGCTTGGATGTGGGCCATGGCTCAGGCCGCCGCGTAGCTGCGAAACCACGGGGCGCGGTCGCTCTTGATCTGCTCGGCGATATTGTCGATGTCGCCCAAATACTCGTTCAGGCTGTCCATCAGGCTGACGATGGTGTCCTCGATGCGGGCGTCGGTGCAGGCTTTGTGGGCGCTGTCGAGGCCGGCGAGGGCGGCGCGGATCGCGGCGCGGGTGGTGTCTACGGCGAACTGATCGTGGCTGTTCATGGTGTTGGTTCCTTGCTCGTCGCGGCGTGGCGACTGGTTTGTTGCAAGTTGTAACGGTCAGTCACTGGTGCCCTCGTGCCGGATCAGCACGTCCACCAATAAATCCCGCAGCTTTTCCAACTTCTTGCGGGTGCGTGATCCAAGCCGGTGTTGGAGGAGCCGACGCACGAGCCTGTAGGCGTGGTGCAGGGCGTCGATCGCCTCCGCTCGGGTGACGGAGGACGGGGGCATTTTGGCTCCTGTAACGGGTTTGTGTAGTTGCAGTTTCAACAAGTAACTCTTTGGCCCCGTTGGGGGCGGAGAGAGATCCTGAAGCTGCTAGGAAGCGGGAAGCGCGCCGATTGGGGGCGGATTCGGACCTGCCGCTTGCCGCGTATGGCGAACGGATTACAGTCCGGAAGGGGGCACTAGCGATAATCTTTGGAGGCGGAACAATGCCTCGTGCCGGGCCGATATTGACGACCATTGGGAGGAGCCTCGCGTCAGTTGACGGAGGCCAACATATGACAATTAGTCTAGCCCGTCAAGGACTAAATGTCTTAGATGACCAGATTGATGATTTCCACGATCCGACGCCGGACTGCGTTACCCTACCATGTCCTTGCGGCGACCCTTGCCGATGGATGGAACAAGCTCTGGATGCGCTGCGGCAAGACGGATGGCCAGATCCGCCTCTACGCCTTCTAAGCTTCCTTCCATCAGATAGTCGCGACTGATGCGAAGTTTAGCGAGCAGGCGTGGCACCTCGAACTGGTCGGGAAAGCGCAGCCCGCGTTCGTAGAGGCTCCAGGCAGTCTGGTGAACGCCAACCAGCTCGGCGATCTGCTGCTGGGTCATACCTCTAGCCTCGCGCACCCAGCGTAAGCGCTGGCCAAGGCGAAGCATCATGGTCTTGTCGGCTACTGTCCGGCGCGGGCGACCCATTGCCGCAGTATGACTTTGTGTCGGGATTCCCGCCAACGACGCCTTCATGGTTGACCGTATGACTTATCGTCGTGCATTGTGCCGTCTATGCAATCGCATCGAGACATCATTGAGGCGTTCGGCGGGTATGGAGCGCTGGCCGAGGCCATCGGAGTGAACCCCAAGACGGCAATCCACTGGGGCGTGCGGGGCATTCCGGCGAAATACTGGCCGGATGTGGAGACCACGCGACTGGGAAAGCGGCTGGGGATTACTGCGCAACTACTGCGTCGGCTGCACCGCTCTGGCTGCCAGAAGGTCGCTGCGTGATGCGAGGAAACCGTCGTCATGGCTGACAGATCAACGTTTGCATCCAGGCGCTCCGGTTTCGCCAATCTGGCTAAAGTTGGCAATAAGCCAACAGTTGCGCACTGTGCAAGAGACAAACTGTCTTGTGGCGAATTTCTTTATCGTGATTGTCACGGCGAAATAGCGCGCTTCGGAACGCGATAGGTGAGCGGCACCCGCGCCATAGATCGCACCAAGGGCTGGCCCGCGGCCGACGATCTGAAGCTGCGCGAGCTGTGGGATGCGGGAATGGGAAGCCGCGAAATCGGCAAGCTGCTCCGGTGCAGCCGGGACGCGGTGCTCGGCCGGGCGCGGCGGCTGGGGCTGCCGGGGCGCGTGGTGCGGAGACGCGAGGCATGAGCGCGTCGGGCCTCCGCCAGGCGGTGCGGCAGCGGCCGGGGGCCATGGCGTGGTCGGAGCATGACGATGAACGGCTCCAGGCGCTGTGGGACAAGGGCGTGCCCTCGGAAAAGATCGGCCTGGCCATGGGACGCACGAAGTCGGCGGTGCTGGGCCGGGCGCGTCGGCTGAACGTCAATCCGCGGCCTAATCCGTCCGTGGAGCGGGTGCCCAAGCAGGCGCCGCGTGCGGTGGTGCAGCCTGCGCCTGCGCCGGAGCCATTGCCTGCCCCGAGGCCGCAGGGGCGTCCGCCGCAGCCGTGGCACCTGCACCTGGTGCCGACCGGGGCGGTGCGGGAATGCCAGTTTCCCGAGGGCGAGAAGCCGTATCGGTTTTGCGAGGCGCCAGCGTTTCCGGGGCGGCCATATTGTCCGACTCATTGCCGCACCGCATTCATCAACTGGCGGCCGGGCGGGCACCAGGCCGACGACACCATGTCGCGGTGGGCGTCATGAGCGGGCTGCCGCTGTTCGGCGAGCGCCCGCGTCCGCCGCTGCGGCTGACGGATCGGGTCAAGCCGGAACATGAACTCCAGGCCGAGGTGTCGCGGGCGCTGCGGATCATGCTGCCACGCGAGGCGTTCCTGACGGCGATCGACCACGCCAATAAAGCGTCCGGCAAGTTCGGCGCGCGGCTCCAGGGCCGGGGCGCTGTGAGCGGCCTGCCGGATCTGTGGATCATCTGGCAAGGGCGTTCCTATTGCATCGAGCTGAAGCGCAAGGGCGGATACCTCTCGCCGACGCAAAAGGACTGCCACGACATGCTGCGCCAGGCTGAGGCGCGGGTTGCCGTGTGCCACTCGCTCGACGAGGCGCTGGAGGCGCTGCGGGTGTGGCAGATCCCACTACGCGGCCGGGTGGCGGCATGATGCCCGAACAACCCAACCTGTTCCCAATGTCTGGCAACCCATCCCGGCGGCCGAACCGGCAGGGGCACCCGATGCCGCCGGGGTTCGTGCTGGCGTTCACCCGCGAGGAGTTCCGCACGCTCAAGCGCAACACGCCGGGGCCGAAGGGCGTGCTGGGCGGCTATCCGAGTTTCGAGAATATTCTCATCGATCTGACCCATCCCCGGACGCTGCATTGCGTGCTCTCGGCGGCGCATTTCGAGCGATTGGTGAGATATATCAAGAACTATGGGCCAGGCGGCCCGAATAGCCGCATTCGCGCGGCGTGCGTGCCCGCGCTGCGGCGCTGCGGGATTGACGTGGAGCCGGACGAATGACCGACGCGGCATGCTGCGATCGGATCACCGCGCTGCAACGCCAGCTCGCCGAGGTGCTGGCGGAGACGGACTGCACATGGGTCGAGATGGTCGGCGCGGTGGGATTCGCCTTGGCGGTGGTGATCGACGGCCACGAGGACGAGGGCATGCGCGTGGCGATGGCGCAGCGCGTGTCGGACAAGCTGCTGGCCGGGGCGTGGATGCGGGGAAGCCTGGGAATACCGGAGAGGATGCAATGAACGATATGGACTGCCGGCTGATTCGCGGCCAAAATAGCTACGGCCCCCGCGTTGGAAGCGCGGAGGCCGCTGAGATGAACCGATCGGCTCTGGAGGCCAAGTCGGAGAACCAAAGGATATCGCTATCCCGGTTCTCTCACAAAGCCGCCTGGGTCGTCAACAGGAGGCTTGTGGCATGAGCATTGCCGGAATTCTTGACGCGACCCGGACCAAGCGGCCAGCGGGCGAACGGCTGGTCTGGCTGTGCCTGGAGAACCACGCCAACGGGCACCGGTTCTGGCGGATGACGGACAAGGCCATTGCCGATGAGTTGCAAATCGGTCTCAGGACGGTGCGGCGCGCGATAGCCCATCTAGAGGCGGACGGCATCATCGAGGTCGAGCGCCACAAGCGCCGCCCGAGCGTGTTTCACATGAAGCGCGACTACGCCAAACCGAACGGTCACACCCCGAACTCACACGAGAACTTGAGTGGCCAAAATGAACACTCAACTACCCAAACTCACGCCGAGTTGAGTGGCCAAAAAGGGGACTCAAAGGATGCGTTGACCGGCCAAAATGGCCACTCAAGTGCCGAGTTGAGTGGCCAAAATGGCCACACCAAGACTCCACCAGTAAGAATCCACCAGAAAGGAAAGAACACCCCTACCCCTCATGCGGCACCAGTTGGCGACGGCAAGCCGCCGCCGTGTGTGAGCCAGCCGGTCGGCTTCGCGGAGTTCTGGGCAAGCTACCCACGCAAGGTCGGCAAGCGAGCCGCATCGACCGCATTCGCCGCCGCCGTCAAACGCGGCACTCACCCCGACGACATCCTCGACGGCCTCGATCGCGCCCGGCCCAAGATGGAACTCCTCGACGAACGCTACCGGCCACACCCCACCACGTGGCTCAACCAGGACCGCTGGCACGACGAACCCGATACCGTCGATCCCGTCCTGCGCGCCCTCGGCCTCGTCCCCGATGACATGGCCACCGGGCTGTTTGCCGGATTGCAACTGCAATGAGCCGCGTAGGAACCAAGCGCGGCCAATGGTTCGCCATGCTGGCCAAGCTCACGAGCCCGATGGAAAGCTCCGCCGCCGCCCAAGCCTTCGCCGCCTACGCGCCGATGCTGGCCAGCTTCCCGGACGACGCATTCACCATCGCCAGCCTCGAGCATGTCGCCGCCAACTGCCGCTATGGCGTGCCAACCTACGCTGATCTTCGCGAGCATCTTGCCGCTTGGTGGCGCGATAACCGCCCCCGACCCACCGCCATCCTCGGGCGAGACACCAGCATCCCCGAACCGCGCACCGAACCCACCGACGCAGAACGCGCCTACGTCCGCAGCCTCGTCGCCGACCTCACCGCCGAGCTCCACGCAAACCACGCCGAGGTCTACAACCGCGCCGAAAAGCCGCAGGGCGCCCCCTACAAGCCCGCGCCGCCGCTTACCCGCGAACAACTCGCCGAGCACTACAAGCGCGCCGGGATCAACGGCCCGAAGGTGGCGGAATGACCAAGCGCGCCAAGTCACGCTTCAGCCCCGCCAGGCTCGCCGACCACGTCCTGCGCGGCGCCGGCAGCAAAACGCCAACCATCCTCCTCGGACCCGTCGTCTGGACCATTGACCCCGGCAGCGATGCCAGAAGCTGGTATTTCATCACCTGCGCCATAAGCGCGGAGGGCCAACTGCTCATCGACCGGCTCAACGCCAAGCATGACCAGAAGCTTGCCGAGAACGTCCGCGCCGGACTGGCGCTCGAACTCATCCAGCGCAAGCCCATTGTCCTGCATGATTTCAGCGACGAACTCGAGATGGCACGCTGGTGTGAGGTCTACTGCCCCGGCGAACGCAGCAGCCGCATCCGCGCCCAACTCGAACGCGAGCAAGCCGGTCCATGACCGCCCTCGCCCACCAAACCCTTGACCCTAAGCCATTGACGCGCATAAAAGCGCCCCAACCTGACGCCAACCACGCCGGGTGCGGTAGCTATTGGCTCGTCGCGCAAACCCACCCACAGGCCGAACGATGGGCCGCAACCCAGCTCATCGCCGCCGGCTATCACACATACCTCCCGCTCATCATCGTCCAGCGCCGTGACCGCCACACGCCGACGATGCTGCACCGCGTCGAGCGCCCGCTGTTCACCGGCTATGTCTTCGTGGCCGTTGGAACCGAGGACCGCTGGTCGCCGATCCTGTCATATCGCGGCATTCGCCAGGTGCTCATGAGCGGCTCGACACCCCACCATCTCGATCCAGCCATTATGCACGCCCTCCAGGCCGGCGATGCCTTCCGCCGCCTCCCACTACCGGACGCACCGCTTCTGCGCCCTGGCGCCCCCGTCACGTGCCTCTACGGGCCATTCCAGGGACGAGAGGCCGTGGTGATCGCCGCAGGACGCGGAACCGCACGCATCGCGCTCCCAATGCTGGGGGCATTGAGGGAACTCACGGTGCCAATCGCATGTCTCACAGCGCGAGAATGAATCTCTACAGTGGAATAGCGTAGAATGAGATCAGGCCGCCCCCCCGGAATGCCCAAAACTGGCGGACGCGTCAAAGGAACGCCCAACAAGGTCAATTCTGACCTCAAGGGAATGATCCTCGGCGCTCTGGCTGGTGTCGGCGGGCAAGAATACCTCATGCGCCAAGCCGACGAAAACCCGGCGGCATTCCTCACCCTGATCGGGAAAGTTCTGCCAACCACGCTCACAGGCGAGGGCGGTGGCCCCGTCATGATCATCACCGGCGTCCGACGTGAACTCCACGACGACGACGACGCCTCCCCCATTCTCATCACCGGCATCACACGCAATCTCAATGGCGCGGCCAGCGAAGCAGATTGATCTCGGCTATTACGCCCGGCCGCATTTCGAGGCGTTCCACGCTCGTAAACAGCGTTGGGCATGCCTCGTCGTCCATCGCCGCGGCGGAAAAACCGTCGCCTGCATCATGGACCTCATCGACGCCGCATTGCAGTGCAAACGCGAGGCCGCACGCTTCGCATACCTCGCGCCGACCTATGCCCAGTCCAAGGACACCGCATGGGAATACCTCAAGCGGTTCACCGCATCGATCCCCGGCATCGAGCAGCGCGAGAGCGACCTCATGGTCCGCTTTCCCAACGGCGCCCGCATCCGGCTCTACGGCGCGGAGAACTATGACCGGCTCCGTGGCACCTACGCGGACGGCATCGTGCTCGACGAATACGGCGACATCGATCCCCGCGCCTGGCCCGAAGTGCTGCGCCCATCCCTCGCCGATCGCAACGGCTGGGCGGTGTTCATCGGCACACCCAAAGGCCGCAACGATTTCTGGCGCGTGCATAAGGAAGCGCAAGACAACCCCGAGTGGTTCTCGTTCGTGCTGCGGGCATCCAAGAGCGGGCTGCTGCCCGAGAGCGAACTGGACGACATGCGCCGCATGCTCACGAACGACCAGTATCAGCAGGAACTCGAGTGCAGCTTCGAGGCTGCCATCCGCGGCGCCATCTACCGCGACGAACTGGCCGAAATGTCCGCCTCCGACCGCATCTGCGGCGTGCCGTTCGATCCCGCCGTGCCGGTCTGGACAGCTTGGGACCTGGGCATTGGTGACGCTACCGCAATAATCTGCGCCCAACTCGTCGGCCGGGAGATCCACATCATCGACTACTACGAAGCGACCGGCGAGCCGCTGACACATTACGTCGCATGGCTGGAGTCTAAACCCTACCGATACGGCGTGGACCTGCTGCCGCACGACGCAGGCGCCCGCGAGCTTGGCACCGGCAAGACCCGCGAGGAACTGCTGCGCCAGAACGGCCGCAAGGTCCGTGTGCTGCCCCGCCAGGACATCGACGACGGCATCAACGCCGTGAAGCTGCTGTTGCCCAGGTGTTGGATGGACAAGGCCCGCACCGAGCGGCTGCGTGAGTGCCTGGCGCACTACCACCGCGATTTCAACGATCGCATGGGCGTCTTCAAGCCGGCGCCGGTGCATGACTGGGCAAGCCACGCGAGCGATGCCGCCAGAACCCTCGCCATGGGGCTGCGCGAGGCAACGCCCAAGGTCGTGGACATCATCAGCGGGCAACTGCCGACCCGCAAATACCTCGAGCCGCGCGGGCTTGAGAGCAGTTGGATGGGGATATGAAGTTCGCATATGCCGATCCGCCCTATTTGGGGAACGGCTACCGCTACGCCGCGATGCACCCCGAGGCGCTGACATGGGATGATCCCGAAACCCATCGGGCGCTGATTGCGCGGCTGGTGGCAGACTACCCGGACGGCTGGGCGCTGTCGGCCAGTAGCACGCATTTGCACACATTGTTACCGATGTGCCCGCCGAATGTGCGGGTGCTGGCGTGGTGCAAGCCATGGGCGAAATACCTGCCCGGCATATCGCCAGCCTATGGGTGGGAGCCGGTGCTAATGCGTGGCGGTCGCAAGATTGCCCGTGATCAGATGACGGCTCGTGACTGGCACGTGGGCAATCATTCGCCGCGCAAGCACAAGCCTGAGGGGTTCGTGCCGGGGATGAAACCGCGCGGCTTCTGCCGGTGGTTGTTCGGGGCGTTCAATGCGATGCCCGGCGACACGCTGGACGATTTGTTCCCCGGTAGTGGGGCAGTCACGGCGGCCTGGGCGGAATGGGTGGGCGAGCCGGACCCGATGCCGCGATTGCCGCTAATGGCCGAGGCGGCGAACTAACTCCACCGAAAGGGCACACCATGGCCACCGCACCGAAAGCCGCAGCCGAAACGCCAGAGCCGCAGGCCTCGACCAACGACGTGCGGCGCATGCTCATGCTGCTGGTGGCGGATTGGTTGAACAACGACCGCACGCACGCCGCAGAGATCGCCGGCATCTACGCCGACATCGTGGCCCAGCTCGGCCCGCCGACCAACCGCGACGTGCCTCTCGTATATCACGCGTCGAGCCCCGACGTGCTCAACTGCACAATGGGCAACTGGGACGGCGAGCCAACCGAATACGCCTACGCCTGGCACAGCGACGGCGTGGCCAACGGCGCGACGGGTGCCGACCATACGATCGAGCCAGAGGACGCCGGGCATACGCTGGCGTGTGTCGTGACCGCGACCAACGCGCTGGGCTCGACCGCTGCGCCCATGAGCAACGGCGTGGCAATACCGGCCGGGCCATGAGCGCCCATGATCCGAGGACGGCGGCTGAACAGGACGACCCAGTGAAGCTGCGCGCGCACATTGCAAAGTTGCGGGATGAAATCGCCCGGCTGCGTGGATACCTGCATGCGGTAGAGGACGCCGACACGCTCGCCCTGGCGCACAGTGAAGCGAGGGGGGCGCTGTATCTATGAGAGGACCGAAGCCACAGCCGAAGTCGGCCCCGGCTCCGTTGCGGAACCGCAAGGCGCCGCCGCCGTTACCGTCTCGCGGGCCGGTCAAGGCATCGGCGTCCGCGCAATCCCACAAAGGAGGAACGGCTATGGCGACGTTACCAACGCATGAGGACACGCACGCGACCGAGAAGACCGTGCCCAAGCCGGGGCCCGGCATCATGGCCCCGCGTCCGGACTTTCTGCTGGCGATGCTGGCCACGGACTACATCATCGGCGACAAGCATCATTACGCGCTGATCCGGGCGGCTGCGCTGCGGCTGCTGGAGAACTTGGGCGAAGACGGCAAGGAGGCGAAAGCCCGCATCGAGGGCATGAGCGGGGCACAAGCGCCGGTCGTGGTGGCGCCGACTGCCAAGGCGGCATAAGGCAACCCGGAGGGCGGCGGATGATAGGCGTTCTCATCTACATCCTGATATTGTGCCTCGTATTCGGCGTAATCTATTACGTGATCACGCTGATTCCGTTGCCGCCGCCCTTCGCGCTGATTGTTCAGGTCGTCTTGGCGCTGGTGCTGGTCCTGTGCCTGCTGGACATCCTGCTAGGCGGCCGGTTCGTCGGGCTGGCGCCGCTGCGAATACCGTGAACCTGGCAGCCATATCCCGGCGGCTCGGCGTGGAGGCATCGCGGCAGACCGGGCGCCGCTGCACCGTGCGGCTCGGCGACCGTGGCTTTATGAAGCTGGTGGATTGGGAGAAAGGCGTGATGCACTGGTATAGCTGGGAGCCGGAGAAACCGCCGGACTGTCCGGCAAACGCTGAGAGTTTCGCGCAGGCTGTGGCTTTAGTCCGATCCGGACATGACTTGCTGACGTAAACAACCCTGGGGAGGGGGATATGCCATTCGATGCAATGCCGGAACGCGAGGCCGAGGACATCGTCCGCCTGCGGGTGGCCCGCGACGGGGTCGGGGCGGGATGGAATACCGGCAACCTCGGGCTGGAGGAGGACCAGAAGCACTGCGCGATTGGGTGGCTGCTGGTGGCGACGGACTGGGATGAGGCGGCGGCAACCCAACTCGCGCTGGACTACGTCTGGCCGGCATTGCCGCCCGCCGCACAGGCCAAATACCAGGGCAAGATCGAGGCGATTTACAAATACAACGACAACGGCGACCGCAAGAGCGTGCTGCGGCTGTTCAACGAGGCGATCCGGCTGGCGGAGCGTGCCGACGCAAAGGCCAATGCCCCCCGCTGAACAGTCGCCCGCCCCGTGGGACTACGAGCAACGCCTGATTGACCGCATAGCCATCCGCGAGGCGGCGGCGACGCTGACACCCAGGCTGCGCCGCGTCATGGCGCAATACTACCACCGCGGCGAGACGCTGGAGGAGATCGGCAACCGCGAGAACGTCGGCAAGGAACGCATTCGGCAGTTGCTGGAGAAGGGCGAGCGCAGGATGCGCGTCGCGCTCGCCGGGCCGAAGATCACCACGGTGCCGCCGCTCCAGACCACGGCGCAGACGTTCCCGCCAGGCTTCGACAAGGTCGCGTTCCTCGCTCACATGCGCGGGCTGAAGGACTGGGAGGCCACCCGCAAGCTACGCGAGTTCGAGCAAGAACGCCGCCGCCTGGCCGAGATGCTGGAGGAGGAGCGGAGAAGCCGGGACTACGCCGCGAAGGTGGCGGCAATTCACGAGGCCAAGGCCAAGGCCGGAGTGCCGCCCGGCAAAAGCCTCAAACTCAAGCACCCGGTCGAATACACGATCCCGCCCTACGGCAGCCCACCGCCGACGCAAAACCACTGGCACGACGGCGGCACGGCGTATCCAGGCACCTACTACACCCACCCGCCTCCGCTCACCCACGCCGAAATGGTCACCAAGGCCGACTGGGCATTACGGCTGTTCCTGCTATCCCGCCGCCCGACCACCGCCGGCCTCCCGTGGCTCGGCAAATGGGCAACACGAGTGCAATACCCGCGCGACGGCGGCCAGATCGGCGAGGCCGTGGCGCAACTGGCCCGCGATATCCCGCCGAATGCACTGCTCTCGGCGTTTCCGCTCCATATCCCGGACGGCATCAAGGGCGCGGTTGCAACGAACTCCTGGGCCGCCGTGCGCGTGCTGGCCAGCGCCGACGACCTGACGCTGGTCGTGGACACCACCTGGGACGAGGGACAAGGCTGATCCGATGCGATGGTCGAGGAACCGCCCCAGGAGACCCGGCGCCCTAAGTGGCTGACCATCGGCGTGATTGGCGGCGCGGCGAGCATTGCCGCCTATGTGTTCACCATCGGCAACGATATCGGCACGATGCGGCAACAGACCGCCAATCAGGAACTCCGCATCAACGCGCTTGAGGAGCATGGCTCCGGGCCGGTCCAGACCAACGCCGCCAAGGTCGAGGCCGTCGCCGACCGCGTTGACCGTCTGCTCACCGGATACCTCGCCTTGCAGCAGCGCGTTGCCGACCTACAGGCCACCGTCGCCAGGCTGCAGCAGGACATCGATGCACATAGGCCACCCCCCACCAGCAACGGAGGACGATAATGCGCCATTGCCTCATCACCGGCGTCGTTGCGGCCGCCGCATTCAGTGCCGCGATTGCGCTCTCGCCTCACCCGGCCCACGCCACGCTGCAACTCGCAGCGGACTTCGGGGGCACCACGTTCCTCTGCGTCGATAACGCTGCCTGCGATACGAACCTGTCCACCGGCACCATCCAGATCGCCGACCAGAATATCGGCGGCATCCAGGTCAACGGCTCCATCCAGGGGTCGGTGGGGACGCCCGCGAACCCGAACGCGCTCGACATCCTCAACACCAGCAGCCTCTCGGCGATCAACACGCTCGGCGTGGCCGTCACCTACACCGTCACCGTCTCCGATACCAACTTCGCCGCCCCGGTCGGGCAGTTCAGCCTGTCCGGCGCGGGCACGTTCGAGAACGCGGTCGGCTCTACCGCACTGATGCGATGGTGGGCCGATACCGCCAACGCTCAAGGCGCGGACGCGGTAAACGACACGCCGGGGACATTGCTCGACAGTTTCAGCACCACGGCGGCGAGCATCGCGGACGCCTACAGCCACAGCAGCAGCGGCGCGTTCGTCGCCACATCCCCGTTCTCGATGACCGAGCAGATCACCGGCTCGATCGCCGCCAACGGCACGCTGCTTAACCGCGGCCAGACCGAAATCCTCTCGCCCGTGCCCGAGCCAGCATCCATGGCACTGCTGGGCATGGGCCTCCTCGGCCTCGCCACCCTCGGCAGGAGGGCGCGGCGCTAGCTATGGGGAATGATCCTGCGAAGCGCGCTTTTGCTGGCGTTCGTCGGCGCGCTGACAGGCCTGCTGCGCTCATGTGCCGGGACCTAACATAAATGCCACGCCCCAAAGCAGAAGACACCAAGATAATCGCCGAGGCGAAGGCCCGGTTTGACCGCTGCCAGGCGTGGGAAAGCGCATGGCGCGATCGGGCGAAGTTTGACATCAAGTTTGCCAACGGAGACGCCTTAAATCATGGGCAGTGGGACAGCAATGTGCGCCAAGAACGCGGCGCCCGCCCATGTCTCACATATAACCAAACGAGACAGCACAATTTGCAGGTGATCAACGACGCGCGACAGAACAAAGCGCAGATCAAGGTCACGCCCACGGGTGGCAGGGCTAGTTACGAGTCCGCGCAGATATTCGCGGGCATCATCCGCCGCATTGAATACCAGAGCAAAGCCGTGGACGCGTATTCCACCGCCATTTACCACCAGGTGGAATCCGGCATCGGCTACGTCCGCGTCGAAACCGACTACGTGGATCAAAATTCGTTCGATCTGGACCTGTTCGTGCGCCGCATCGCCGATCCGTTCACGATCTACATGGACCCGGATGCGAAAGAGTATGACAAGGCGGACATGAACTTCTGCTTCGTGTTTGAAGACGTGCCGCGGGACCGCTACGAGGAGGAATACGGCAAGGAGGACAACCCCGCCCCGGCCACTTTCGACAATAACGACCACTGGTCCGACAAGGATCACGTTCGGATAGCCGAATACTGGCGCCGCAACGTCAACGACGAGACGATCCACCTCATGCAGGACGGCACCACGGTGCGGGACAGCGAAATCCCGGCCGAGGTGCGGGAGCAAATCAAGCCGTTCATCGTCAAGAGCAGGAAAGTCGCCGAACCCGAAATCGAGTGGTTCAAATTGGCGGGCAACAAGATCATCGACCGCGAGGAATGGCCGGGGAAATACATCCCCATCGTGCCCTTCATCGGCGAAGAGCTGGTGATGGACGGCGAGATGGACCGCAAGGGCCACACACGCTCCCAGATCGACGCACAGCGCATTTACAACTACTGGGCGTCAGCGGCCGTCGAACAGGTCGCGCTCCAGACCAAGACGCCCTACGTCGCCACCGCCGCAGCCATCCAGGGCCACGAAGAACAGTGGATGACGGCGAATATCAAGAACTGGAGCGTGATGATCTACAACGGCGTCGGCGAGGACGGCCAGCCGATCGCCCCGCCGGCCCGCGAACCGCCCCCGCAAATGGCCCAGGCATACGTGACCGGGATGCAGATCGCCCGCGAGGATCTGCGCGCCGTCACCGGGCAATACCAGGCCGCACAGGGCATGCCATCCAACGAGCGCAGCGGCATTGCGATACAGCAACGCCAGCGGCAATCGGAGCAGGCTACTTATCATTACGTGGATAATCAGGCCAAGGGCATACGCCAGATCGGCCGCATCCTGCTCGATCTGATACCGAAGATTTACGACGTGCAGCGGGTGGTGATGACCTTGGGAGAGGATGGCAGCGAGGCAAAGGTGGTCGTGGCACCCGATGCCCCCGAAGCCCACCAGGCGATCAGCCAAGGCCCGGACGGGCAGCCGCAGCAAATCACGCAAGGCGATGCCCAGAAGCAGATGCAGGACCCGGATCGGCCGGACCCGACGATCATCTTCAATCCCACGGTCGGCCAATACGATGTCGAGGCCGATGTCGGGCCGAGCTTCGGCACCCAGCGCCAGGAGGCGGCCAACGCCTTTAGCCAGATCATGGCGCAGAACCCCGAGGCGTTTCAGATCGTGGGGGATTTTTGGGCGACAAATTCCGATTTCCCCGGCGCGGATGAACTCGCCGACCGGCTCAAGCGTGGGCTGCCCCCGCAATACAAGGCCGACGCGCCCGATCCGCAGGTCATGGCGATCACCCAGCAGGCGCAACAGGTCCAGCAGCACGCGCAGGAGTTGCTGGGCAAGGCCGACGCCGAAATCCAGGACCTGAAGCAGCAGCTCGTGCTGATGCAGGCGCAGGCCAAGGACAAATCCGGGGAACTCATCATCAAGGACTACGAGGCCGAGACTAAGAGGTTGGCCGCTGTCGGCAGCATCGATCCGGTGGCGCTGCAGTTGGTGGTCCGCCAGCTCGTCTCCGACATGCTCGACACGCAACTGGAGGAGAAGCTGTATGGCCACGCCGAGCTTCAGGGGCAGCTAGCCGCCCGCATGCAGCCGCCACAGCCGCCAGGGGCAGAAGGCACACCCAACGGCGGCGCATCGCCCCCAGGCCCGATGCAGTAGCCCATGCCCGACCGCTTCAACGCGCTCCGCATCCAGCCGCCGCCCGAGATGCGGACCAACATGCTCGCCGGGCCGCCGCAACCCGACTGGGCCGGGGCCACGGACGAGAACATCCGGCTATACAACGATTGGATCGCGCGGGACCGGCAGCGGCAGATCGAACTGGGGAACGTGGACCCAGCGACGGGGCAATTTACCCCACAGGGCTGGCGCGCGCAGGCGCAGACGGTCGCTGGCGGGTTTGGCCCGGCGGATATCGGCGCCATGGGCATCGGCGCGATCAAAACGTATCACGGCAGCCCGCACCTATTTGAGCCGACCCCGAAGAACCCGCTCGGCGAGTTCAGGCTGGACAAGATCGGCACCGGGGAAGGCTCACAGGCGTTCGGGCATGGGCCATACGTGGCCGAGAGCGAAGGACTGGCAACGCACTACCGGGATCTGACGGCAGGCCAAAGCGGCAGGTTTGAATGGAACGGGAAGGAAGTGCCCGAAGGCCGCGCTTTCTGGGACATTGTCAATTCCGTGAGCAAGGACGACTGGCGCCTCGGGAAGATAGTCGAGCAGGCCGGGAAATACGGACCAAGAGATGCCTTGAATACCTATGAACCGCATACGCGCAACGCATCGGACGGTGCCGAATGGCAAGCGGCCATGGACAAGTTCAAGCAGGGCGCGGGCGGCAGCGCGACCGGCCATCTATACGAGGTCAACCTGAACGCCGAGCCGGGCGACTTCCTACACTGGGACAAGAAGCTGGCAGATCAGCCAACCGGCGCGGCAGCCATTGACGCCTACGAACAAGCCATCCGCAGCCAGCTTGCGGCCAAAGGCTTCTCGGACGCATGGATCGACAGCGCGCTGAAGAACCCCAGCTTTGCGTTGCCGGCCAATGCCACCGGCGCCCAACTGCATGCGGCACTGAGCAAGCAACTGGGCGGGGATGTTGCCGCTGCGACCGCCCTGCGCGACGCGGGCGTTCCCGGCGTTCGCTACCTCAACCGCAACAGCCGCGGCGGTGATCCGGATTCCCCCGACGCATCCCACAACTATGCCGTGTTCGATCCCGACAAGATGGAAATCATCCGCCGCTACGGCATCGCGGGCCTGATCGGCGGCGGCGCCGCTGCCACAGCCGCAGGACAGGACCAGGGCAACCAATGAGCGAGAACGTCACCGAACTGCTGGCGTTGATCGAGCGGCTGCGCGAGGAAATCAGGCACCTGCGCGCCACGCTTGACGACCGGATGATCCGGCAGGACGCCGCCCAGGCCACCATGCGCGGCAGCCTGGCACCCCACCCGGCGGACGACGAGCCGGGCAACTACACCCACGACGTAGCACCTAGCGCCCCGCGCTAACCCAGAGGCACCCCATGAGCGACCAGCCCAACGCACCGGCCCCGGCCGAAGGCGAACCCGCGCCCGCACCCGAGCCGGCAGTAACGCCAGCGCCGGCACCCGCGCCGGATTCCGATGAACCCCCACAAACGCCGGAACAGGCGGCCGAGGCCAAGTCACGCGCCGATCGCCGCTTTGCCGAACTCTCCGCGCGCCAGGCCGCAATGCAGCGCGAACGCGACCGCCTGGTCGCCGAGAACGAAGTCCTGCGCCGCTACGTCCCGCAGCAGCAGGCGAACCCAGAGCTGCAAGAGCGCGCCCAGATCGAGGCGGCGGCCGAGGCGCGGGCAGAGGCCAAGCTGCTCCAGCGCCGCTTCCATGAGGAAGGCAACGCGCAATTCGCCGACTGGGGCCAGAAGACCAAGGATCTGATCGACCTGGGCGCCGATAGCGGAATGGCGCAGTTACTGGTGAACATGCCAGGGGGCGTGCGCGTGACCGCCGCCCTCGCCGACGATCCGGCTGCCGTCCAGCGTATCGCTAGCATCCAAACCCTTGAGGGACGCGCCGTCGCGCTGGGCAAATACGCCGCCCAAATCGAGGACGGAGCGGGCCGGGCCGTGCATACCCCGCGTCCGGTCACTTCCGCCCCCGCGCCGGTCAGGACCGTCACCGGACGCGCCTCGCCGCAGTTCAACGAATACAACGCCGACGCGCAAAGCCTCGTCGATGTGTATATGAAACAAAACCTCGAGCGCCAACAGCGCCGAGGCTAACGCCTTCCGGTGCAGCCGTGCCGGGGTCGTCGCGTCCGACCTTAAAGACGCAGCGTCGTGCCCACCGGGTCGCATCTTGCGATCCCGCTTAAAGCCGTCGCGTCAGGCTCTAAATACGCAGCGTCGTGCCCAAAGGTCGTCGCGTTCGACCCCAAAAACGCAGCGGCGTGCAGATCGCTCGTGATAGCGGCTACCCCCCTTTCGTCACAGCGATGAAATCGAAGCCCAAGACCCAACACGCAAGGTGAGGGCTGCGTTTTATCGCAATCCATGTGACGAAAGGGGCATCCCATGCCCGCAACGAATACGTTGCTGACTATCAACATGATTACCGCCAAGGCACTGGCGATCTTGCACCAGAAGTGCAATTTCATCGGCGCGATTAACCGTCAATACGACGACAGCTTCGCGAATAGCGGCGCCAAGATCGGCAGCACGCTCCGCATTCGCCTCCCGGTGCAATACACCACCAGCACGACGCCCGCGCTGTCGCTCCAGAATACGGTGGAAACGTCGGTTTCGCTGCCGATTACGAACCAGTATCATGTGGACTTCTCGTTCTCGTCGGCCGAACTCACGCTGTCCATCGACGAGTTCAGCGCCCGCTACATCGAGCCGGCGATTGCACAGCTCGCCGCTAGCATCGAGGCCGCCACCATCAACATGATGTGGCCCGCGGTATGGAACCAGGTGGGCACCGCCGCCTCCCCCATGGCGTTCAAGACCGTGTTGCAGGCCCGCAAGCTGCTGCTGGACAATCTGACGCCGCAGTCCAAACAGTGGCTACTTCGTATCAATACCCAAGACAACGTCGACCTTGTGGACAGCCTCAAGGGGCTTTTCCAAAGCTCGACGCAAATTGCCCGGCAGTATACGGACGGCGTCATGGGGCTGTCAGGCGGCTTCGAATGGGCCGAGAATACCCACCTCTCCACCCAGACGCGCGGGGCCGAGAGTGCCACCTACCTCGCAGCACCAGCCGCACAGACCGGCAGCACGCTGGCGGTGACGACGGGCACGGGCGCAGGCATTGCCGGCGATGTCTTCACCATCGCGGGCGTCTATCGCGTCCATCCGGAGACCAAGGTCAACACCGGCGTGTTGCAGCAGTTCGTTTTGACTGCGGCTTACACCGGCGGCGCGGGCAATATGGCGATCGCTCCCGCAATCGTCACTAGCGGGCCGAACCAGAACGTCAGCAACTCCCCGAACGGCACGACAAGCACACTCACGTTCATGAACACGGCGTCGGTCGCCACCGGCCTGTCGCTCGCATTCCATCCCGACGCGTTCACCTTCGCCACAGCGGATCTGGTTATGCCTGGCGGGGTCGATATGGCCAGCCGCGTCGTCAAGGACGGCATCAGCATGCGGGCCGTGCGGCAATACAGCATCAGCGACGACACCTTCCCGATCCGCATTGACGTGCTTTGGGGCGCCGTTCCGCTTCGGCCACAACTCGCCGTCCGCCTGGTCGCGAACTAGGAGGCAGTCATGGCATACGATCGAGGACCACAGCTATTCGATCCGGGGCAGTTGGTCGGCGGCGGAGGCAAAAGCTTCGCCCCCGCCCTGACTGCGACGGCAGGCGGCACACGGGCCGCCGCACTGCCGCTGCCCGCCTGCTACAACCGACTCAGCGTCTGCGCCACCGCCGCCGATAGCGTGTCCCTGCCGCCCGCCTTGGGTGGGCAGGAAATATCGCTGGTCAACAGCGGCGCGGCAGCCTGCCAGGTGTTCGCAGCCCCCGGCACGTCGGACACCATCAACGGGGTGGCCGCCGCAACCGGCATCAGCGTCGCTGCGGCAGGCAAGGCCCAGTTCGTCTCCCCCGGCCTCGGGCTGTGGTTCAGCATCCTGTCGGCCTGACGACTGCCGGGACCGGGTGCCTCCCCACCTGAAGCCAAGGCGTCTCGCCCCCCGAACGTCGGTCCCGAGCAGATCGGGGGGCAACTCCATAGGTGCATGAATGATCGAAACGACGGGAGACTTTATTAATTTCGCACTCAGATCGAGCGGGATCAACGGCGTCGGCCAGACGCCGCTCGCCGAGGACAGCAATACCGGCCTCGATCTGCTGCGGATGGTCATGGCCCAGTGGCAGCAGAAACGCTGGCTCGTCTGGAACGAGGCCGAGATATCGCTGACGGCAACCGGGGCGGATTACTACACGATAGGCCCCGGCGCGGACTTCGACGTGGCCGTGCGGCCGACCAAGATCCACGCCGCATGGTGCCGCCTGATGCCGCTGGCAGGCACGACCCCCGTGGACATCCCCTTGGCCGTCATTGTGGCCAAAGAGGACTGGGCCACCATCAGCATCAAGAACCTGAAATCGCTGCCCAGCGCCGTGTTCCTCAACACCTCCTGGCCGCAGGGGCGTGTCTATTTCTGGCCGGTGCCGCCGGCCGCGCAGCAGATGGAACTGACGCTGGTGCTCAAGGCCGCGCTACCGATCTACACCACGCTGGTGGACCCGCTGGGGCTGCCGCCGGAATACGAGGAGGCGCTGCTCTGGAGCCTCTGCGTGCGGCTGCAAATGGCCTACGGGCTGCCCGCGCGGCCTGACCACGTCGCGGCCATGCGCCAGGCGGTGAACGTCGTCATGACGGCAAATACCC